GGCTTGTTGAGGTGTGACGTACATGTTGGCATATAATATATATTTGATATTTCTTTAAGTGATTTTATAAATAAAAAATTATAAAAAAGACGTGTATATAAAACTTGTGAATTTTGCGAATTTATGGAACAGTGCCACACCAAAGTTGGCGAGGTAAAGGTCCACTGGCACAGTGTCCAGAACGTTATGGACGTCGAAAACGTCGCAGTGGGGCTTCAAAAGCAGCTTTGACAAGAGCCCGTCCAGCGCAGCCTCAGTGCGGATGAGCCAAAGGCACAATTCCCCGTTTGCATCGAGGAAGTAGACGGCGTAAAAGTCATATTCCTTTGGAAGCGAGGATTTGAAAACCCGCGTGAGTTCTTGCTTTGCAAACTGCGGTTCTACTGACATCGTTGCGAAGCAGTATGTGCAATGCAAGTTTATTATGAATAATTAATATTTAAAATTAAATAATTTTAAGTATCAATTTTTTCCTTATGTAATAATATATGGTAGACGTTATGCATGATACCAAATATATATCATTAATTATCATTTATGGTATTCTATTTTTCCTTTTAGGCGTTACATTGGCAAAATATAACGAGAAATTATTTCCAGCATTTGATAAAAGTACTCTTCAAAAATCAAAAGCTCATGTCCTTTTAGAAGCAACACTTCAGGTTCTAACATCAATACTCATTACTTATTTCATTCGTATCATCGTGAGAGTCATATTCGATAATTTATTACAATTAAAGGATAGGCTCAATAGATCACCGGATAAATTCGCAGTTATTATTGTTGCTCCGACAATGTTTGCTGCACAACCAAATCTCCTTAATAAAATCAGGTATGTATGGTCAATATCCAGTGCAGAACATACTTATTATATCAATGATCAGGTAAGTTAATTATGTCGTGGTGCTTTATAAAGGATAATTTTATAAAAAATCTACGTTTAACCTTATCACGGTGGTTGAGTTTTTGACCTATGTTAAAATATATTTAAACATAGATTTTTTATAAAATTATCCTTTATAAAGCACCACGACATAATTAAACGTATTTAAACATAGGTCAAAAACTCAACCACCGTGATAAGGTTAAATTTTCATTTTCTTCATGTCATCGTTGAGCATTTCCATAAGTTGTTTATGGTTAAGTGATCCTGAATAATTTCTTTTACTTCCTTCTTTTTTAGATTGTATATTCATATGATCTATCAATTTTTCATTGATAAATAATTTACTACCACTCTTATTTGGAACAAGGATATGGCCATCAATACAAAACTGCAGAATAGTTTGAGGATCTTCATTAAAATAAAGTTTAAACACATGTTTTAGATCATTTATGAAACCGAATAGTTTTTTCCGATTGAAAGGTTCTTCTTTTTTCTTAAGTTTTCGATGAATACATTTCCGAATATCTCCGAAATAATATGGGATTTGTTCATTATTATAGAAAAGTGATAATGTCCTAACAGGATTTAATAGTTTATTAGTTTTTTTCAGGGGTTTTGTACTTTCAATAGCCTTAATCCAACGTTTTTTCTTAACAGGAAAAGTATGACTACCATTTTTCATAATCCATTGAATAATAGATTGTGTATAGGCATTAGTGACGTAATTTTTATATTCATAATGATTAAGTCTATTTTCCATAGCAATATTGGGATCATATTTAATCATTTTCAGATCTTTTTCTTCATCATTAATATTTTTAATTAACTTATTCATAATAATAATATTATAAATAAATTTTTAAGTTTTAATTTTTTCTAAAAAAACATTATATGAAAGCACTTGTTTTAATGATTATGCTTATTGGTATAACATTTATGATTATGGGATATGTTAAAACTAATCAACAATGTCCACCTCCTATAATTAAATATAGATACATACCTAGAACTTTCAAAAACGAACAAGAAAATCCTACACCATTATATTCTATATTTGGATCTATGTTCACAAACGCAAGTCCATGGCAACAATATGTGGGCTATTCTTCAGAAACTAATGATAATTCTTCAAGTACAAGCACAACTATTTCGACGAATAATTAATGAACAACTTTTTCTATAATAAATGTATCCAATGATGATTTTGGAATAGAATATCTATAATTAACAGACCATAATGTATTTCTTAACTTACTTATTCTTATTTTATTGGTTATATTATAAGAATTACCATTTTTCTCAAAAAAGAAAACGCTATTACAATTTTTATATAAATTAAATTTATTTCTATGTTTAAGCTTTTTAGCACTGCAGCATACACTTAGATTTTTCATTATGAATAATAATCATAAAAAAAAACGAAATACTATAAAATTACTTCTTCTTCTTGAAAAGCAAGAATTTTCCCTTCGTGGGCTTGTAACCGGCCTTCTCCAATCTACGCTCTTTCTTAGCTCTGTTAGACATTTTGACGGAGACAATTCTACCGGCCTTGTTTTTCTTGAGGTCTTTCTTAGTCAAACCTCCAGAGGTCTTTTTAGCAGTACCATGCCAGACCTGAGCTCTGGAACCAACGGACATCATTTTCTTTCCACCAATCATTATATATTAAATAAATATATTTTTTTGAGGGTTTAATTTAAATTTAATTCATATTTGCTAAAAAATGATTGTAATTGAGACGCAGGTATATTTCTATCGTTTATAGGAAGTGGATATGCTATATATGATCCATTTACTTTCCATTTACGTGTTATTTTGTATCTATTATTAGTTAATTTTTTGAAAATAAATGCAATATTGCATCCATTTTTATATCTAAAAAATACACATTCTACTCTGGCCATATTATATTATAAATTACTATAATTAAGTTTATTCTATTATTTAATAAATCATACTATAAGAATATATGGATGATAATGTTAAAATATTATTGAATTTTAATTCATTTGTTTATAAGTTTTATGCGGCTACATTTATTAGAAAACAAAATATAGATATTCAAGATTTACTTATGATTTATGGATTAATGGTTTATGCCTTAAATATAGATTGCTATTTGAAATTAACAGCATAGATATTGTTTTTATTATATGTTTTTATTATATGTTTTTAATGGTGTTCATTAAAAACATAAATACCCCCGACGAGAATCGAACTCGCAATCTTTCGGTTAGAAGCCGAACGCCTTATCCAGTTTGGCCACAGGGGTTACTCTATGCATGTAATATATTATAAGATATTTCTTTAAGTATTTTTAACGCATTAAATTAATGATTAGAAAAAAATTTCCTTTGTTTTCTTAGCTCCATTTGAAACAATATTCAATGCTATTTCGCGTTGATCAAGTTGATTATTGCGCTTAGCAAGTTGTTCTTCTTGTCTGGCCAGTTCATCTTCGCGTTTTTGAAGTGCAATTTCGCGTTGGTACAACTGGTCAAACAAAAGTTCATATCTGCCCTTCATTTCAATAACTTTTCTGATTGTGCTATAATATTTGTCATCATATTTGGTTTCACGCAAATTAAATTGTTGTTCGTTGATTTGACGACAAATTTTGCGCTTAAGAAATCTCATTTGTTCCTCCATAACGAAGGCTGGATCATTATTTAGTTTCGTATAAAACTCACAAAGACCCTCCATTTTGGATTTTTGTTATTTGTTTTTACTAAAATAAGATAAATACAGTACTTTACAATTTTATTTTTCAGTTTTTCCTTCCCTTTTTAAGCGCCAGTCTAAAAGACTGGCTAAAAAGGGAAGACCAAAAAAACACAGATATATAGGAGTGTTTTTGAGGAGTGTTTTTTATAATTTCTAGGCTGTCTATGTTTTTTGGTTTTCCATTCGGTTGCAGCTTTGCTGCTTGCCCTTTTTAGCCAGTCTTTTATACTGGCGCTTAAAAAGGGAAGTTAAAGAAATAATAAAACATAACATATATATATATCAATGTCACTACGATTAAAAACCGAAGCCAAAGAATTAGTTAATACACCTCCACCCAATTGTTCTGCAAGTCCAGTATCGCCAGACAATATCTATACATGGAATGCTACAATTATTGGACCCATTGGAAGTCCATATTCAGGTGGAGTTTTTAATTTAAAAATTGATTTTCCTAAAAAATACCCTTTCAGCCCGCCAAAAGTCAAATTTTTAACCAAGATTTACCATCCAAATATTGATAATTACGGATCAATTTGCTTAGATATTTTGAAAGACCAATGGTCGCCCGCAATAACAGCGTCTAAACTTTTACTTTCTATTTGTTCATTGCTCACTGATCCGAATCCAGATGATCCTTTGATGTCTGATATTGCAAATCAATATAAAAGTAATCGGAAATTATTTGAAAGAACTGCAAAAGAATGGACACAATCGTTTGCCAGTTAAAATTATAAAGATTAATATTCATTAATTATTTTTACTCGTCATCTCCATCAGAAGTGTCGCTTCCATCGTCCTTACCGGCATTTCCTTTGGAATCTTCCTTGGGGCGATGGCAAGTCCATTTGGCACGAATCATGAATTTTCCACGAACGGGTTCGCGAGTCTCACGATCCCTGACGCGGCAACTGAAGAATTTAACGACACCGTCAGTATGTTCAGTCAGTTCATCCATAAATGAATTCGATTTCTCACCATCTTTATCCACATTACATTTGAAGATAATATCACAAACCTTAACTTCATATGAATGATTCTTCATCCGAACATTAATGACAGATCCACCGTGATATGGCCAAAAATCAACGTACTTAACAAATGAATCCTGTCCATCCTTGAAATACGGCTTAGTATTTTGAATTGTACGGATAATTACGTCATTTTCATTTCCAATCTTGGCCTTAAGCTTTTTCAGCAGCAATTCCTTTCCTTTTTCGTGGACCCTCTGCATTTCCTCGGAAAGCTTTGGATCTGCTTCGGATTTTGCCATGCTATCGATGGCCTTTTTGAAGTTGAATTTGCTCATGATAAATTAAGTTTTGCGCTGCTAAACAGATCTGCCTCGTTAAAACAAGTATTTTTATACAATATTTCAAAAACACTACAACAAAAAAAATAAAATCATTTTTTTTTTTTAAGAAAGTAATTTAAGATAAACTTTCTTATGTTTTCCACAATATCCCCCATAAAATGTATTTCCTGTATTCGTACAGAATTGTCCAGGATTGGTTTTAATAGGAGCACCACACTTAGTTAATTTCTTCTCATCTAAACCAGCCGGAGTTTCATAAATGTCTTTAATATATTTTTCCCCTTTCAATAACTTCAAATAACCACCATTTTGACGACATACAGGACATTCTCTACAATTAGCATAATTACTGGATGAATATACCAGATTATTAAGCTTCAAATACCATCTAATAATACATTTTCTACAAAATTTATGACCACATTTGAGTGCAGTAATAGACGTATCGTCTTCGTCACTGCATATAGGACACATGAATCGATTGTCGTCAATCAAATCATTATCAAGTTTGTTTAAAAAATTGCTCATAATAAATAATAATATTTATTTTTTTTTAAATATTATTATAAAATATATGAAACGTTTTAAAAGAGAAAAAATATTAAAAGAATGTAATGATTTAGTTACTATAAAAGACATTAAACGATATTTTAAGCGTAATTTTGGTCAAATCGGTGGTCTTGGAGTTTCAGGTGATGTAGGAACGCTAACAGGAGATATTCTTGATATACCCACCAAAATGGTTGATTTATTTGATTCTATTGAAGATCTTTTTAACTATGTTTCCAACGATGTAAATTTAAATGCTGGAGTTGCATACACCTCTGGTGCATTCTCTGGACTTAATTAGTTTTCATCACTTGTGGCTCTTTTTTGAATATGATCAGCATATATCTTTAACGTCTTCTGTTTATCATCTTCTTCCTGTTGTTCTTTGATTGCATTCAAATTAGCATGAATAAGAGCAATAATGGCATTATAATAATGTAATTGACAATTATTGTATATAGCTTGAATTAAATCTCTTGTCTTTTCAGATAAATTATTAAGCGATGCATTATTTAATATATGAATACCTCCTAATTCACCTAATATATCAAGTAATTTCTGTAAATTTTCACGATAATTCCTTTTAAGCGCTAAATAACTGTCTTTATACTGTTTATTCAATCCCGTTGATCCTTTTTTAAGTGATTCAAGTTGTTCTGTTGATAGTTTCATCAAGAAACCACTAAATTTCTCACAACGTCCTTTAGTAAAGTTATTAATAGTTTTAGACAATTTCTGAATACCTTCTTCGATACTATATTTTTTCATTTTTTCAAAAGAACTATCTGGTAAGCAGATTGTTCCTTCTCTTAGGGCTCTTAGACGATCTTCACAAAAACCCGATAATTCTGTACTATTGAAATCATATGGAATAACAGATAATATAGCAGAAATAATGTTGATTCTGACTTTATAATGATCGATAATGGCTTTACATAAAACAGTTTTAGTAAAAATGCTTTTATCTCCTTTTTTTGTATATTTAATTACTTTATAATCATTTTTCTTAACTACGTTCGGAGATGTTTTATTATTTTTATGAGAGTTATTTGATGATTGATTCATTGAATCGTCTGTACCTTCAGTAGCGACTCCGTCTGTACCTTCAGTAGCGACTCCGTCTGTACCTTCAGTAGTGATTTTGTCTGTACCTTCAGTAGCGACTCCGTCTGTACCTTCAGTAGCGACTCCGTCTGTACCTTCAGTAGCGACTCCGTCTGTACCTTCAGTAGTGATTTTGTCTGTACTCGTTGGATCGTCGTCTTCAAAGCCATCAATTTCTTTGGTCAAACTCTTGATTTTCTGATAAATCTCATCAGCATCTTGCAATGTTTTTTCTTTATTTACGTTGCCATTATTTTCATTCTCTACTATTCCACGTAATCTTTTGGCAATTTTCTTTTCTTCTGCTTGATCACCAGCGGGATCTTCGTCATTTTCAGCTCCGCCTTTTTGAGGTGAGTTATAATTCTGAAGTTCCTTCATGATACCGGATCTGATTTTATCGTTAATAAATTTTATTTTTAATCCTCGTGGAATAGTTTCAATTGAATCTTTATCGAATGTAATGGTTCCATCAAAATATTCATGTAAATCCCCTAATTCCGAGAGATTATCCCCTAAAGACTTTAAAACATATTCTTGATTCTTAGATTCAGAAGCCTTAGTATAAACAGAAACACTTGAAGACGATGATATTTTATTATTAAGCTTTTCTAAGCTATCTACATCTAATTCAGCCAGTTTTTTGCCCACGACAAATTGCAGATTATTACAAAAATCTTCGTTCAAAAATCTATCTTTGTATTTCTTAATCAATTTATTGCCAGATTCAATGATTTGTTTATGTAAATCGCCTATGGTATCACCTTGTTTTTCTATGGGATTATTTTCAGTCGGTTGAGATGCTGCAACCCCCATTATATAATATTTCCAGATATTTTTATTGATTATGTAATCTATAATAAAATTTATTTAAGGCATGGACATAATAGCAATCGTCATAAAAGAATTTATCACCCTTGCTTCGAACACTATCTATGGCATTTTCTACATTCATATTTCCATAATTCATTAAAAAAGCACACATTAACGCCGGACTGATCTGAGAACCATCAGGACACGCAAGCAATACTCCTTTAAAATTAACATATTTCTTGTACATAAATTTTATAACGTCACTCATATAATCAAATAATTCATCATTATATTTGGTATAAAAGCTTTTTTCAAAAGTTGAAATGTTTATTTTTATAAACTCTATATCATATTTCATAAAATCCGGATGATTTTCCTCAGGATTATTGCTACAATAAATCACGGCTTTAATATTTCTATTTAAACAAAAATTAATATTCATAACATCACTTGTACTACCCAACCATATTCCATTTAATATTTGGACCATGATCTTTTTTAAGAAAAAAAGATCGCAAAAAAAAACACGAATAGATAAGGTATTTGTAATGTATTTACAAGATATTTGCAAGGTATTTGCGGTGTATTTATAAGGTATTTACATAAAATCACCATTTTTCGCGAGTATCAGTAAATAACGTTGCACCATGCTTCAATAGATATTTAATAGTTGTATCGTCACATTGTTTTCTTATGGCATAACGCAATGGATTAAACATACGGAAACAAGGACCATTATTTGTCATTTTCATACCAACGCTACAATAATATGTACTGTTTAATGGAAAATATTTAATTATCTTTGATAATGTATAAATATCATTTTTACGAAAATATTCCATCATAAAATTAAAATCAACAATATCATATTTTTTAATCATTAATTTTACTACATCTAATTCATCAGCCTCAACAGCCACGCAAAACAAATCTATTTTTTTTACGTTCATGTTTTTAATCGAATTATAATAAAAACATGATTGTAACAATTAAAAATCATTTTTCAAGAAAAACTAAACAACGTCCTTTGGGCTAATATTATTTTTTCACTTTGTAAAAAAAACTGATACTTCAAATTCTTCAAAAAAAATATATATATTATTTAACAAAGCACCCCTCGTGCTGGAGCTACAACAAACTTCAACAAGCACCGTTGCCCAACAAGCACCAGCTCCATGGCCACATACAGACCGCCCACTGGCTATGTCGCCACCATCCGCCACGATGGTGGATACGTTGCTTTGCCCGGAATGACGGACAAAGCCAATACTCCGGTGGCTACCCCTGTGGCTGCTGCAACGGCTACGGCTGCTGCCCCTGCGGCTACGTCCACGCCAGCTGCAACGGCTACGGCTGCTGCCCCTGCGGCTGTGGCTGAGCCCGCAACTGAGCCCGCTGCTATGGCGTGCCACATCACCGCCTGGCTGACTTTTGTCGGCCTCTTCATGGCGACGTGCGGATTTTTCCGGACAGTGGCCTTCGGCACTGCGCTCTGGGCTGCCTCTCTTGTGGAGGTACTCCCATCGATGTTCGTGGCCTTCGTGGCCATCATGCGTCGGGCTTCCAAAAAGCTCACCGTAGGGTGCTTCAAGAGGGTCATGTACCAGATGAGGCGTGAGAGGACCACCATCGTCGTTTTTCTCGGCGCGGTGGCCCTAGTGAACCTCACGTTCGTTTTCGACGGCTACTCTGGGCGCTGCAACTGGCTTGACCTTGTCTTGGTCGGGATGTTCGATGGGCTCTGCTACGCACTGCTCTATGTCTTTTTTCCCCTCACTACTCCAGTCCAAGTTCATGCTGCTGCTCCTACCGCTCCGGTCAAAACCTCTCCATGGTGGCTCGTATTGGCAGTGGTGGCAGGAGCAGCAGTGGCGGCAGGAGTAGTGGCGTCCCAAAAGCCCAAATCAAAGAAGGAGTGATCGATGTCAGAACCGATGTCAATCGCTATTTTCTTGTTATAAATTTATCTTTGGAAACTCAAATAAAATAACATCAGTACCATAACCAATGCAACACTCATAATTGTCCATGAATTCCAATTTACTTTATTCTCCACTTCACTGCTTATTTCTGCATCATATGTATTTCCATTATCCGTCGGGATATTCTTTTTCTGACATTCAGCCTCGTTTTTGCAGAAATCCGCAGGAGTTCGATAAAATGGATACTGGAAACCATAAAATGACATCATTCCAATAAAACAACCAATTAATAAACCATTTATAACGTTAGTAATAATATTATTATTATAAGGTAATGCAATAATAGACAAAAATAGAACAAAAACAGTAGTCAATTTAAACACAGTTCCAGATGATTTCACTGTTATTTCTTGAGTATCATAACTAGTGCATTTTGTTTGATTATTGGTACTAGCTACATTATACAAAACATCCTGATACATTTCACTATTGCTCTTACTCAAGTATAAACCTACGAAAATAATGACAATAAATCCTAAATACAGTAAATAAAACTTATTCTGACCGGCACTCGACATGAAATTAAATATAAATCCTAAGATAAGCAATATCGGAATCATAATTTTTTCAAACAAATTCATGGAAGATGGATCTGTGGAAAAATTCTGTTTCAAAGGAGGATAACAACATGCAACCATTATCGAAATAAGTAAATAATAATTTGGTTTGTTGCTATAAACTACTAGATTATTTTTAGTTTTTAACATGAAAATGACGAGAAATAAAACAATAAATGTAATAATATCGGTCATTTCATTATTCCAAATTCCGGGGACATAAGCATTAATTATTTGTTCTTGGTTATTAGCACTATTTGAATTAATAGTCATTGTTTGGTTGTAGTATTTCTTGGGATATATACCAAACGGACCAAATGCGGCTTTTACAAGCAAATATGCAACTAAACCCAGACTAATAAACATTTTCATATTATACATTTCACCTTGTCCTGCAACAAAGCTATTAGTATTGTAATTTTCATCCATATCTATATTATATAAATTTATAAAAATTGATTTAAAGAATTATTAAATATTATATAATTACAGACATAAAAAAATGACTTCAACTATTGACTGGGACAAATTTGATAACATAAATGAAACATTTGAAGAAGGAAAAACGACCGATGAGGAAGATGAAAATAAAATGACCGCTGAACCAAATACATGTAAGTATTGTGGATCTGATGAATTAGAAGAAATTGATAATTTACACATTGAATGCGAAAAATGCGGAGCAATTAATAAATATATTGTTAGTTATACTAAAGAATCAAGGTATTACGGAGCAAATGATAATAAACGATCATCTGATCCGAGTAGATATGGAATGCCGTTAAATCAATTGTTTTCAAATAATACACTATGTACTGTAATTACGGGGAAAAACAATGAATTACTTAGGAAATACAACAATTACAATGGGATTTCTTATAAAGAAAGAAGTTTAATTGATATTGAACATGATATTGCGAAGAAGGTCCGCAATGAGCATATGCCTAAGTGTATTATTGACAAAGCATTAGTGTATTACAAAAAGTTCCGTGAGCATCTTATTAAGAGAGCAGCATCTCGTCATGGGATTATATCGACTTGTTACAAATTTGCATTGGATCATTATGCTAATCAAGACATTGAAATGACGAGAAGTTTTCAAGAAATTGCTAAAATATTCAATGTGAAAGAAAAGAAACTTTCCAGAGGATGTTATGAATTTACTGAAATAATGTACAAGAATAATCCTGAATTTATCAAGGAATTTAAACCAATTGAAGCGAAAGATCTTATTGTTCGATTTAGTGCTCTTTTGGGTGTGCCTGATAAATATAAGAAAATGGCAATCAGTGTAGTTATCAATGCGGAAAAACTAGGTATTTGCCAGGACAATAATCCCAAATCTATTGCAGTGGGTGCAATATATATGATTTCTCAGATGTTTAAACTAGGGCTTACTAAGGCTTTTATTTCGGGTAAATGTGGAACATCACAAGTCACCATATCAAATACTTGTTCTCAAATGTATAAATTCAAAAAATATATTGTTAATATACAGGATAGTGATGATAAATAATGAATATAAAAAATTCGTTAGAATAGCAAAAACCGTTAAACTTAAACTGAATCCAGTGGAAATCCATGATAATCCTTCTGAACTGAGCATTCTTAAAAATAATATTTTTTGTTCTAAAAAAATATATAATTACATTATTAAACATTGCAAAACTAAATATTTTATAACTTTCGATAATAACTACCTTAATTATTATTGTGATGTTCCATTCAAAGATTTATCAGACCAAGATATATCAAAAATGCATAATATTTGTTTTATTGTTTCTTTAATGAAAAAACTTACTAAAAATTATAATTCTCTCACCATAAACTTCTATTCCACTCCCTTTAAAAAAATATTTTCTAAAAAAAGCAAAATTCTAAATGAAGATAACTGCAATAGTGGATCAAGTCTTATTGGTCAATACAATATTAGTATTTGGAGAAATGAAGAATATCAACGAGTTCTTTTTCATGAATGTTTGCATGCGTTGGAATGTGATAATATCCTTCTTGATTATCCACATTATGACACAAATATCGCTAAACATTTTTGTTTGAAATCTAATATAAATTTTTGTGAAACTTATACTGAAACATGGGCAACTCTTTTTAATCTTTTTTATTATGGTTATAAACATGATATCTCAAATATTCATTCATATTATCTCAAAGAACTTAATTATTCTATTAAACTTGCGAAATCCATTCTCCAACACTACGGTTATAAAACCATAGATGAATTATTTTCATCTGATACTTGTCGACATCTTCCACAAAAAACTAGTGTGTTTAATTATTATATATGTAAACCATTCTTTCTCTATCATATTGATGATTTCCTTAAACAATTTAACATACGAAAACTCACATTAAAATCAACAAAACAATGTGATAAACTTTTCAGTATGTTAATAAAATATTTTCAGAATGTAGAGGTAAGATTAAAAATAGATGATTCGAAAGGTAATGCCAAATCTTTGAAAATGGTTTTTTATTAAAAAAATGCAAAAATGAATTTGAAAAGAATTTACTAATATATATTATATATCAGTAAACGAATAATGGGTATCAAATCATTTAATAATATTCTGAAGAACTTTGCAGCAAAGGCAATTAAAAAGGTTTCATATAATGAATTACAAGGAAAAGTAATTGCTATTGATACAAGCATCTACTTATACAGATTTAAATATTCAACTGGAAATATTGTTAATGGATTCTCTCATCAAATCTTAAAATTTCTTAAAAATGGAATTACACCATATTATATTTTTGATGGTATTCCACCAAAAGAAAAACAAGAAGTCCTTGATGGAAGAAAGAATAAAAAGACAAATCTTCATAACAAATGTGAAATGTTGAAAAATATTGTTAATAAAGAGTTTAATATTGATAAATATATGGATAATAATAAAATTGATAATAAAAATACTCTTAAAAATTATTATCATACTATTGCCATTGATAAGCTTACAGAAGAAAAAATAGATAAAGAGATTAAAAAGATTCAAAAACAAATTATAACAGTGGGAAAGGATGATATTACTTGTCTTAAGGAATTATTTGAGTTATTTGGAATACCATATCATGAGTGTAATGGTGAAGCGGAAACATTTTGTGCTGTAATGAGTAAGAATAATATTGTTCATGGATGTCTCACGGAAGATACAGATTATTTAGCCACAGGGGGAAGATTTTCGTATAAAGGATTTAATATCTCTTCAAAGGAACTTATTCAGGTAGATTTGAATATTATACTGGAAGAACTAGAATTTACATATGATCAATTTTTGGATATGTGTATTTTATGTGGTTGTGATTATACTACAAAAATCAAAGGTATTGGACCAATTACGGCAATGAAACTGATTAAGAAGTATAAGAGTATTGAAAAGGTATTGGAACATGTCAAAGAAAAAGGTAAGCATAAAATTCCCAATAATTTTAATTATGAAAAGGCAAGACAACTTTTTAAAGAACCCAATTTTAAATTCAATAAAAATGAATTAATGAAAAAATGCAAGGTAAGGGAACCAGATAAGGGACAAATTATTAATTATATGGGTGGTGGTATAACTAATACATTGAGAAAAGATATTAATAAATTGGATAGATATGTGTTAAGAGTAATGAATGTAGATAAAGCTGTCAAAACGCTTAAAAATAAACATAAAAATAATTTAATCAGTTCATATTTCAAACAAGCATCTCAAACAGAAGCATAAAAGTTTTCAAAATAATTAAATATAGTTACATCAACTTGAGGCGAATATATCAGTCCCATCATAGCTAAATAATAACTTAGATGAGTCAATGGACGTATATCATTTTTTTCATAAAAATTTTTTATAATTTCTCGATTATAAAAATACATAAATAATCCAATCGTTAAAGTTGCTGATGGTGCGGGAAAATTCCATAAATCCATTTTTTCACCAACAAAATATGTCACTCCTGACAATGCACTAACACGAACTGGATATGTCCATCTAGAAACAGATGTTTCATTATTTCTAATAGAATTACTAGCTATCAATGCTCCACCAATCAAACCTATATTTGAACATATCAATTGTGGATACAAGTCAGGAACAGTAAATAATAATGGTGATATAGCTAAACCAGAAGCCATTGCTAACGCATAATTTCTTACATCATCTTCGTGTTCGCGATCACTTAGTAAAAAAGGTATTGTTCCTGCTACAATCAAAGATGTACATGGAACAGCTATACCTAATACAGCTGCACTTAAACCCAGTTTAGACAATGCCATAGTTGATCCATAAAATCCAAGACCTGTTCCAAATGATAATGCAGAAAGCTTAGTACCTTCAACTAATGATTCTGATATATATTTATTAACGTTTCTTTTTTTCTCTTTTTCAACATCTACATTAATAAATCTAATTCCCACGCCTATTGGTACTGGAATTTTCCTGAATAGTTGGTTATGACTATGTGAAATTAAAGTTCTAATCATATTTTTATTATTTAAAATGTAAAATATCTTTAAATAATATTATGTTTGGTAAAAAATGTTGTTGCACCTCTGACTTCATTTGTATGGACCAAAGGTCGCTACCAACAGGTACAATTTGTGTATATAATTTATATGTTTTATACACTTTTATTTGTTTTGCTATTTTTGTATTTCAATATAATTACTGATCTGCAACCGGAATAGGGTTAGACTTGTTAGCAAAATGCTTGTTTAAAAATGTCTGAAGATTAGTATAAGTTAACACCTGCCCTCCAGTCTGAAGAATTGCCTCTAACTTGTCATCGGGGAGAACCTCTTTCTTCTTCTCGGAGTTCTGCAATCCATTATCAGAAATATACTTGTTAATCTTCTGAGTTACAATAGTTCTTGCCTCTTCAGTTCCGTGGGGGACACCAAGGAAATCACATAGACTCTTTGAGAGAAGAGTTGGCTTGGCAAGACCACTCGGCTTTCTTTTCTTGTTAGTCTTCTTCTTTAGTTCATTAAGAGTCTTGTTAAGCTTCTTGGACTTAAGCTGTCTTTCTTTCTTGACAAGCTTGTTCAAGTTCTTGACACTATTTTGAACACTCTTCAACTCAGCCATAAGCTCGACGATTTTAGAAATAACATTGGCAATAGTATTATCAATGGTATCATCATCTAGAGATTCTACAGAAGCAGCTTCCTGAACGGGTGCATTTTCCTGAACGGATGTAGCCTCAGCTGGTACGGCAGCAACAGGTGCAGCAGCAGTTTCTACAGTTTCAGGAGCGGCTGCTTTAGTCTTTTTAACCTTCTTGACTTTTTTCTTCTTTGTGGCGGAAGTGGTTTTCTTAGTCTTCTTCTTTTTAGTCTTTTTGACAGGTTCTTGGACTGGGACTGGATCTTCGGTTACTAATTCAGGCATTATTTTTTAATAAATATAAAGAGTATAAAAAATTTTATTTTTATACGCATTTTATAAATGTAAAAATTATATAATTATATATTAGTTTATGAGTCAATCCAATGACAAATCGAATGACAAATCGATAGAGGATTTTTATGCTCTTATGAATATTCCTCTTTCTAAGCGATTTGGCAATACATTAAAATATAAAGAAATATATAAAAATGAACCTCTTACAAATTGGTCTGTATTAGGTATTCTTAATAAACTTTTATTCAAATTGGATATTAGTAAAATTAATATGTCTAAAGGTGCAGCAAATCCCATTACAATCAATGAGAAATATGAATTATATAACTGTTATAATACTCTTTCTGTATATTTTCCGTTATATCTCTTAATTGGATCTCTTCTGATACTCACTGAATGTAAGGGAATATGGGAAATACAAAATAGTAGTGTTCTCAATTCCCTTCCAAGTTCCTATTCAGTTCTATATTTTATATTTGCTATAGTTGTTGGAATCATTATTTTATATAAAATTAAAAATATGATCAATAGTGGAGGACAACAATATCATGATATTTGGACTGATATTAAAACCAATAAATTCAAAAGTTTTTATACAGTTGTTATGATAGTTGCCATTGGTATCATTCTCCTTATTAATTTTGTTCTCCCATCAATAATATCACCAATAGTTGAAAGTACTGATCTATCAGATACACAAAAAGATTGGCTAACATATGCAATCACAGGATTAATATTTGTTATCTTGGCTGTTGTCATTACAATGGTATTTCTGAATGTTTATAAATCCAGTTTTATGAAAAATGGGAATTTAAGGAGAGATGCAGCGTATTTCTCGATGGTTTCATACATATCCATGCCATTATATATCATTATCAGTCTTCTATTTGTTATTTGTGCAGTGACTTTTGTATTTTCTAGTATAGGACAATGGGCTATTAATTTAATTTTGGCAATGGTATTTTTTGGATATTTCATAGTAATTTATATTTGGTTATACACAATGTTCATTAGTCATGATTATAACAAACTACTTCTATTTACCCTAGTAGGATTAATACTTATGTTTATTATTACTGTATATTTCCTATATAGAATACTCAATGCAATGTTGGAATACTGTGATGAAGTCTCTTGCTCATCAACTTATACAGTTTCAGATATTCTATTCACTGCCGTATTACCAGTTGTTCTATTCGGTATGTTCCTTGTATTAATCGGTAATTATTACTGGGGAAAGAAAGAAAAATTCATTTATTTATTGTATTTTGGATTAATAGCATTTTCCTTTATTAATGCTAATTTAGCCCTTTCTGGCTCGTATTTCCTATTACTTTTAATAGTAACAATAGTAAAATGGAAATGTGTAATGGGAATATTTAAAACATTTTTCAAAATGTTAGGATTGACGAAAAAATAATCTAAAAAAACAATATGGGAGGCGGCTTTTTACAACTAGCAGCATATGGAGTTGAGAATCTTTATATTAGTGGTAATCCTCAAACTTCATTTTTTGTCGCAGTATTTAAAAGACATACTAATTTTTCAATTGAAAATTGTAGACAATATTTTAAAGGTAATCTTAACTTTGGTAAAAGAGTTGTTTGTGAAATCGATCGAATCGGCGATCTAATGAATGAAGTTTTTCTCGTTGTCAAATTACCATCTCTTGAACCATATTTCCAAGGAAACACCAAATATTATTGGACAAATTCTATTGGACATGCCCTTATTAAAAGTATTGAAGTAGAAATAGGAGGTAAGGTCATAGACACACATAGTGGTCTTTGGATGTCTATCTGGAGTTCGCTCACTACATCATTTGATAAAGATTTTGGTTATGGTATTATGATTGGTAAATCATTTATTAATAATAAATATTTTGATCATATTGGTGAAGTCAGATTATATATTCCACTTTTCTTTTGGTTTTGTAAGAATATAGGTTCTGCATTGCCACTTGTTGCTCTTCAGAAACAAGAAGTTAAATTCAATCTTAATATTAGAAATCTTCGAGAGTTAATAGTATCTGTTACTGATAATTATGGATGTGGTAAAATAAATGTATCTGATTTTAGTAATCTCCAAATAGAAGAATTATTCTTATATGTTGATTATATATATTTAGATGATGAAGAGAAAAAATTCTTTGCTCAAAATCAGCATGATTATCTGATTGAACAAGTTCAAATGAATCAAAATGTATTATATAATAGAGGTAAAATGAATACAGTTAATGGAGAGGTTGTTAATTGTCCTAACGAAAGTCCAAACGATCCAACTACCACTGGATGCGCTCCTATTATAACTGAACATCAGATTCAATTAGATGATTTTAGACATCCCATTAAAGAATTTATATGGGTATTTCAAAATGAGAATGTTCTTATTCCGAACGAAACAGGTGCATATGGAGGAAATGAGTGGTTTAATTATTCAGTTAAAAACAGATGTCAAACCAGGGGTATTATTGATGAAACTCCTGAAATCACATTAAAAGACGCAGTGCTTTATATAGAAGGCAAGCAGAGGATGGAAGTAAGGGACGGAAAATATTTTAAGAATGTTGTTCCGTATCAGCGACATTCCAATATACCTACTGCACAGATATATGCTTATAGTTTTGCGTTGAATCCAGAATCACTTCAACCGACTGGTACATGTAATTATAGTGAGATCGATAATTCACATTTTATATTCAGAATAGACGACGAACTGGTAAATCCATTCTGTACAATATTCGGAACTAACTATAATATTTTAAGAATAAAGAATGGTATAGCTGCAGTTGCATATAATTAAACCATTTCAAATAGACCTTGATCTAAATGCGGCAATGCAATTCTAGCATTATGTGATATTTCTACCAGTGAGCTTAAGAGCCAGAGTATGGCAGTTTTTTTATCTTCAATATTATTAGAATAATTTAAGAATCTATTGTATTCATCCAAGATTATTCTGATAACACCATTTTTACTATTAACATTATCAACGAATTGTGTACTTTTTGCAAAAGCAGTACCATTTTCCACATATTTTTGTTTTTCCAAACTGGATAGATTAATACGATAGTCAAACATATCTTTTGTTCGTTTATATAAATCCTTGAGACTGAATATATTCAGTTCTAATATCCAATTAAAATCTGTATAATTACCTAACATATCAATTTTATGAAATGTTTCTAATGCATATTCTCTAATTTTCTCATCTTCCGTCATTTCCTCTTGCTTGAAAAACCAATCTTGTTTGAATTTGGTCATTCTGATAAATGCTTCATCTTTAATTTGATTAATGAAAGATGATTCAAATCGAGTCATGGTGTATGGATTACATGGAAATTCTGAATCAATTATACTGTAAATACTCCTAAAATCAAATGAATATTTCTTATTATTCTCAGTTAAATAATAATAATAATTCGTAGGTATATCGTATATAGATATAAAAGAGTTGCATTCAGTTGAGTTTATGCTGTTGGTTCTGCGATAAACATCATGACATCGGAATACCTTTTGAATTTTGATAATTTTGTCCATATTATCCAAATATTTCTTTTCTTTTCGTAAATATTTTATTAATTCGCTGTAAATATTTCTCTTTGATTGATTTTTACATACCATTTTCATTAGATTGTAATGTTTCAGTGTGTTTCTCAATTTGGTTACTTGCACGTTTTCAATATTCTTAAATTCACAATTATTTAACTGTTCCTTTGTTTGCCCTTCTTCACCACTTAACAAAAATGCTTTTGTATAATGTGTTGTTGGAATACCTACTTTTTGATCATCAATTCTCATAATCTTTTTATATATATCTTCATCCACATTGTAAATTGTGTATAGCTCAGTTACCTTTACTTTGTTCTTTGTTTTATTGTGAATCCCACAAAATTCACAACCCTTTAATCTCTTGTGATTACATTGTTCAACAGTATTTTTTTTCTTGTTCTTAACTGATAAACAATTTGTGTAATTGATTTCACGTTTGTTTATGGTGGTCATTATTATATATATAGTATAAATATTTTTAAGTAAAAATGTTTTTTATAAAAAATATAAAAAACTGAATCTAAAATTATTTAAAGACATGGCGCATAGATACTAGTAACTAAAAATGAGCAACCAACAAACTAACAACGATAACACTAACAACGATAACACTAACAACGAATGTATTGTAATTCCAGCTGCTGAACTCCGTGCGGAAAATTTTGTAATTTACCCTCCTCGTGAGAACAAAAAGCGTAAAACTAAGCAAGCAATTCTGCGATACAATTATAATGGGACTGAAGTTACACCGTACATTGAGACACCCGAGGCACTTGTGTGCAAATTTGGATTGTCAAACTACAAGGACGGACCGTCTTACAACATTCCTCTTTCTTCCTATTCAAGGATCAAGTCAGAGGCACCTATTGTGAGGCATTTTTTTGATCAACTCAAGAAGCTTGATGAGATGATGATTGATTACGGAATGGAGCATTCCAAATTCCTCTTCGGCAAGGAATACACCACTGATGCTCAGCGAGAGATTGTTCAGGAGAAGTACAAGCGCTGTGTCAAGCAGAAGATAAATGATGCAACTGGCGAGCCGTATCCGCCTAACATTGCGCCTAAGGTTCCTCAGGTCTATGATCCGGATCTCGAGCAAGGAGCTCATGGAGTGCCTGATGTGGAAGTTTTCCGCAGTTCTACTGGTGAAGAGCCGGTTGATTTCGGTGAAAGTTGGGAAGGACTTCGTGAATTGATTCCACGGGAAACTAACACTCCTCTGACTCTGATCTTCCAGCCTCGTACTCACTTTGTGAGTGGATTTGGAATTAGCTTGAGGGTTAATAGCATTAAAATTGTTGAAGTACAGCGCCAGCCTAAACCGCATGGGTGGTGCTTTAGCAAGAAAAATTTTGATGCACCAACGAACGCTGATCCCGATGAGGAAGTTACCACTGAAGAGGTTCAATCTGCAGAAGCTGTCGTAGAGGGAGGAGAAGCTCCTGCGGCAGCCGAAAGCACTGTTGATGAGGGAGGTGGAGGCGGTTCTAAGGAAGCGTCAGCCGAGGAAGAGCCTGAAGACTCGGATGGTGGAGAAACCACAGAGTCTGAAGATGAGTCCGTAGAGCAAGTAATCGAATGAATAAATCCTTGATAATTTAACAATCTAAACTTTTTTAATAAATCTTATTATAACAATTTATAATATGATTTTATAATTTAATCCTATTTAGTAATACTTTTTTAATTGTTTTTCTAATTTCACATCCCATTTATTCTTATCTGAGTAAACATCTTCTTGAATACATCTTATTAAGGGAATATCATACTTTGATGCTTTAAATTCCTTATATTTATCTCTTATTTGTTGTTCTAGCGGAGCTTTCCAATTTCTAACTTGTTCGTAATGTTGTCTTCCATCAAGTTCAATAATTAAATGTTTTTTACTCTTAAAAATAATATAAAAATCATATCTATATTGATATTTTCCATTCTTCTTTTTACCTTTATGAATACTTAAATATTCTGTTGAACACCACTTTGGTCCATATTCCCTTTTAATAGACTTAATATTATCATTTTTCAATAACCAATTATGTAATTTTAATTCCGTTTTATTTTTGCAATAAGGACACCAACAGTTTGAATGTATAATGCCATTAACCGCTGTTTCAAAATTTTTATTACAATAATCACATAAAAACCAATATTTTTTATTAGAACTTCTAAAAACATATCTTGGGGAAATATTATTTTTTTTTAAATCCCAACAATCAATCTTAAGCTTATTCTTTGGAGTCGTTCCACTATGTGAAGCAAAACTTTTTTTGAAACAATAATCACATTTTTCATTACTACATAATTGCTTGCCACCGCAATATGAACACCAATTATCTAGTGACGATATTTCGCGCATTCTTATATTAAAACTATGATGACAAACATCACAATTAAACCAATATTTCTTCCTTGAAGATTTAAAAATTTCTCGAGGAGGTATATTATTATTTTTAGTTAAATCCCAACAATCAACCTTTAATTTACCTTTTGAAGTCTTTTTTTTCAATGATGCAAAACTTTTATTGTAACAATCAACACAATTTTTATCTTTACATATTTTATTGTGACCACAATACGGACACCAATTATATCGAGTTAATCTGGTTATACCGTTAAGAGAAATATACATATCATGATTGCATTCATTACAAATAAACCAATATTTTTTACTTGTTCCTCCAAATACATCTCTTGGCTCAATACCACTATTTTTATCCAAATTCCAACAATTAATTTTTAATTCATTATTTTGAGTTTTACCCTGAAATGATGCAAAACTTTTATCAAAACATGATTTACAATTATCATCATTGCATAATTTTTGATTTGTACAATACGAACACCAAATGTCATCTCGCACTAACGCACCCAAAGACGTGTTAAAATCATGATTACACACCTCGCATTTAAACCAATATTTTGCGTCAGTTCTTTTAAAAACATCTCTTGGAATTAATTTATTTTTTTCTTTTATCCAACAATCAATTTTTAATTTTCCAGTTGATGTTGTTCCATCGTATGAAGCAAAACTTTTATTAAAACAAATTGCGCAATTGATATCATCACATAAATTTTGTTTTGAACATTTTTTTTTTACATATTTATTTCTTTCATGTTCATTATGACTCATTCTGCATTTTTCACATCTTGTATAATATTTTCCATCTTTCTTTTTTTTAAAATTAGTAATATTTAAACTTTTTTGACATTGATTACAAAAATTATATACATCCATTTAATATATTTATTATGATATGGCTTTAAATATCCAAAAAAATCTTACTGATAAATTTTGGATAAATATAATAACCCTTATTTTATTTATAATTTATCAATAATTGATCATGCTAGTTCTTCAAGCAATCTATCGATGTAATATACGTTGCGCCAATTCTTTTTCAATTCACTCTCGCAAAACTTCAATATGTTTCGCAAATTCTCACGAAAACTATCAGAATTCAAATAACTTTCAATAATTCGGCGCCACTTGGACAAATTCGAAAGCCCACCTGAACATGGCAAAAATCGAAAAACACCATAAAACTTCCACCAGCCATAAACTCGTGGATGAACCATGAAATATTCGAATGCACCTGTACCAAGTGGATCCCCATCATATTCATTTCCACCCTTAATCTGTGCTACATTTTGAGCAAGATAATCATTATTGCTACTAAAAACATACTTGGTCATCTTCAAAGGATCACGAATCTTCTTCCACCATGGTCGAGCCGAAAGACCATAACGGCGACGAATATCATAAAACAATGAATAAAGTTTTTTGAATGTCTTGAAAGCTTCATCGATGTTGGACAACATTTTTTTATAATATCCAGTAAAAAATTAATTATTTTTTTTTTTAAGTTAAAACATTATTGTTATTATATATCATTTATATAATGGATCGGAGTCTAATTTATGGAGCTGTATCAGGTATAGTAGAAAGTTGCTTTTCTCATCCAATTGATTTTTATAAAGTCAAATATCAAGAATTAGTATTTAATAATCGAACTCAAACTAAACCCAATATTATTTCTTTTATGTCATCAAATATCAAAAATAATGGATTCTTTTCATTATATCGTGGTTTTGTGCCTAAAATACTCAGTATCATCCCGACTCGTACTGCATTTTGGGGAGTTCAAGATATTTGTAATAGAAAATTACCCATCACTCACCCCATTCAAAAATACACTATATCCGGTATTATTGCTGGTTTTTGCCAAACCATTGTGGAAACCCCCGGAGAAGTCTTCAAAATTCAAATGATGAGTAACAAAGGTCTTAAATCTAACATAATTCGTAATTCTTTCAATGGTTTTCAATGGAATGCCGCTAGAAACTCTGCTTTTTGTGCCGCAGTATGTTTATCGAACAATTGTTACCAATCCGATAATAAAATAAAGAAATTCATGGTAAATGGTACAAGTGCATTTATGGCATGTATCATAACTCAACCACTTGACTTCATGAAAACGAAATATCAAATAAATGACAGTAATTATAAATTGTCATTCATTAAAGCAATAAAAGATTATAAATTTAAAATATTTAGTGGTGCTTTACCAAGATCCTATACAGGATTTGTGAATATGGGAATTGGAAGTATCATATTTAACTATTTAGTTAATAATTATTCTTGATCATCATTTGCCTTGACATCATCTGGAATAGAATATTCAGTAAATACACCAGCATCCAGACCTCCTTTTAACCAATAAGGATTGATCATTAACCCTAGTCCTGGATCATACATACGATAAATACAATACAATTTCAAATCATTATCTCTGGCACATTGTACTAATTCATTTCCAAATTGCTGAAGATCACCATCATGAAATGCTGCTTGTGGTCCAGTACAATCAATATATTCCACTGTTACAGCTTGTTCAAATATATTGCGTTCGTCAATACTTCCTTGGCAACACATATATAGAATAAATGGAGTTTTATCGTTATGATATGATTTTTGATGAGATTTCAAATATTCTTCATTATTGGATTTGTACGCACAATTATCACATTCAAATTCACCATCTTCATCTGGATCAATCCATTCTGGTTTTTCAATGAAATTTCCCATTGTTTTTTTATTATTTTCTTGTAATTCTGATTAAAATTTAATTTTAATCAGTTTTTATTTTATTAAGATTTATATTTCACTAATTACTTCATAGTAGATTTAGTCGCACCAAAAAATCCCCAAGAACTAAACCACCATCCCGAACCCTGCGGAACAGAAATTCCACAAACTTGATCCGTTTGAGCCTCAGTCTTTCCATCAGTACGTAATTTAGATCTTCCTAGCCACTTTCCCGAAGGAACATTATTACTTTCACATGATTTCATAATAGCAGCTTGAATTTCATTTATTCTATTAGGATCAAACAGCGTCGACCATGGACGATATCCTAATTTAGTTAATTCCTTAAATACATTCATTTGCTTGGTATTTTCATCAAGATGGTCAGCATTTGCCCCTCCTGCAGCAGTCTCATATGCAGCCCATTGCATCTGATCACCAGCCAAAAGCTTCATACATTTATAACAAACATCATAGGTTCCTGGGTGAAGCCAGCGAAGATGACGCAATGCGTTGTTCCATGCTCCTGTTACAGAATTATATCCTCCTGAATCAACATTAGTAGTTCCTCTACGAGGTACAAGCATATCTTTTCCAATACATTCCGCTACACCAAGGTCAAACTGACGATTCAGATACCATGCTATCGGATAAACAGCTTGAGACCAAATAGCAAGTTGCCACTTTTTATGTCCTTCATTCATTAATTTATAATACTTATCACACGGAAGTACCGCAAAAACCACATCATATCTTTCAATCTTATCACCAAAATTATCAAGATAATATTTAAGCCATACATTCAAAGAACCATGTCGCTGAGGATCAAGCGTAAAACTATTCCTTTTGCCTAATTCAGTCGTCATCATTGTAACAAAAATCATAGTATAAAATGCAGTATTTAACGTAGGATCCTTGAGAACTTCCAATAGTATTCCATATTTATCATATACAGCCGCTTCATGTTTAACCCCCGTGTCGAGAAGACTATGTTGGCTTGTGTCCGATGGAAAACAAGATCCAACCAACTCGCAATAAAGCCTCCATGCGTTCTTACGATCCTTACGATTACTAAATGCGTTAAATACAGCCTTTTGCGTATCATTCAATTCACTATCATCTTTACTTAATAAGAAATTAACTTCCCACTTTGCAGCTTTGCATGATCCATTCTTTCTTGCAGGAACCACGGCCTGATCAATTGGTGCATTAAATACATTTCCTAAAATTATAAGCATATTAAGTAAATTCATTGAAGTCTTTGGACGACGCCAACTACCCACTAATCCTGCTAAATGAAGCTTGGTCCAAACCTGATTTAGACGTGCTTCGCGCTTTCTTACTCCCAATACATCATATATTCCTTGAGCTGGATGGAATCTATTGGCCATTCCTGAATAATCATATCCTTTATGGGGTTCAGTTGTATCAGCCAAAGATTTAGCAGTTGGTTCAGGTTCGCGATAATTCCAATTGGACCATTCAGCATTTTTTACGTCAGCTACTCCATTCAAAGAACGAGCATATCCACGAAGGAAATTTTTCAGTTCAGGTGCAGGACAATTCCGATATAAATCATTTATTTTACGACCATTAAGCACACGCTCTCCACTGCGAAGCTTCTTAATTAAATCTTGAGTAAAAATATTTTTAGACATTGTTAATATAATTATTAAATATCTCTTTAAATTCTTTTTTACAGAAAATAACTATTTTTTGTAAAAATCTATGGAATTTACTGAGCCAATCGATTTTATTATCTTTCCATAATGGAAAAATTAAATTGTTCATTTTTAAAGGACTATTGAATAACATGAGCAAATCATCCTTTATCCCAGTAGAACATGGAATTGACGATCAATTAAACAATGCTATGGAATATTCTGAGCCAATCACATTGAATCTTTATGATCAAGAGTAAGTTGTTTTCTTTTCAGAAGATTATGGAACATTTTGAGCCAATCACCTTCTTTTCCTGTAAAACTTAGGAATAAAAATACTTTGCTTATACTCGAAAGGATAAGCTAATAGCACTTTGTCTCACACTGAGATAGCGTTTTTATTAATAATATATATGGAATGTAAATGAGCCAAATCAATATTATTATCCAAAAAACAAGGATTATTATAATAATTTATTAACATTATTGATATACCTGAGCAAATCATGTTAAACTCCGCATTATAAGGAGTAAGTGAATAAAATCCCGACATAGGATTCTACTAATATATATTAAGATTATTTCTTTAAGTTATTTTATTCCCCTAAATACATTTTCCATCCCGCAATCTCTTCTCTAGACCAAATGCCCATTTTAACTGTAAAACCCCTTGATGCAAATGGTCTGCACAAATACTTGAATACCATCGGCATATACATTTCAAAATATGCCTTAAGATTCTCTGGAGATCCACTATATTCAGAAATAGAGAACAATCCAGCGGAAATCATTGGAATACGAATTTCTAAATCTTTTTCATTCTTAAACTTCCTATAAATAGCTTTTCCTACCGCTAATACTGTTTTCTCTAATTTAGCATCAAAAGTGGCCTTACTTCCACCACTTGGACCGACTGCATGCACCATTCCTTTAATTTTCGGAGACAGCTTATCATAGTCGATTTTATCGTTATATTTTGCATTTCCCGCTTCAATTTGGCCTAATCCATGTTCAGTTCCATAAAGATCAAACATATCATATATTACACCCGATAATGCACCACCACAGAAGGTGGATGGTCCGGAAAATGCACTTCCAGCAGGATCAATCAATATTGTTTTGGGGGTAAGATCCTTAAGTAATTCTTGGATAGGACGGAAATTTCGAGGAAGTCTTCGATAAATAAATGATATGATGATTTTTCTTATTTTATTGGTCAAATCTTTGTCATCAATATATTTTTTTAAAAAATCATTAATTTGTTTTTTGTTCATTATACTGTAAATAGCTTAAAAAAATTTTAGAGCGGTGCGTATTTTAAATGCCACTTTTATATTTTTTTAATTTTCTTAGTTTTGTTGATGCTTTTCTTATCTTATTTTTATAATAATCTTTATTATAAGCATAAATAAAATAATTTTTATAATTTTCTTTCTTTATTTTTAATATTGAATTTTTCAGGCTTTTTTCTAATTTTTTGAAAGACATTGGTTTATCAAGTTTTATATAATGTTTTAGTTGATTAAACCATTGTTCAATTGCGTTTAACCTAGGATGATATGGGACGGTGTATATTGCATCATTTCCACTATTCTTAATTATATCTAAAAGAATTGGTTCATTTCAAACCATAATCAATCCCATTCCATCCGTTTTCATAAACATAATACAAGAATGTTTGGAATGTTTCGGTAAATACTGCAATACCTAATGATTTCCCCACATCTCTAGTAAAAATAAAACTAAATAATAACGTGAATGTTAATGCTAATAATCTGTAAAGAATAGTCTTAATAATAATTCTCTTTTCACTTTGATGTTTCATATATATTATATATATGATATATTATCTTATTTTCAATTCCTTCCAATGCAACATCTACAGATGATACATTCTTTTCAATATCTTTCTCTCGAAAAACACTCCAGAAATAAGAATTCATATACCCCATGCCGCATTCCAAACAATTCACCAACATATCTCCCCTATTTCGTAATACTATATCATAAACCACACCATATTCATTATAATCATTGATAAACCAAGATAAATACTTCTTATTCATATTAAATGAACGCATTAAACCTCCATTTTTATAAAGTTCAATTGTATAATCCACAGTTCCACGACATTCAAAATTCATATGAAATGCATTTATGGTGTAACCACCATCCATAATAATTATTGAATCAATTAGTTTAACTGATCCAGAATAAAATATACTTGATGTGTATTTGCGTTTAGAATAAAATACATCTAGTCCAATCATATCCATATAATCAATATATCCTCCATTAAATTTTACTTCTTGAAGTCCCACATTATCAAAATATATATATCCTTCTTGGCCAGACATAACTCCTGATTCTCGATATTTCTTGTCATTGATACTTATGTGTTGGATTTCGTCATATGAATTATGAAATATAAATAATTTTTTTGATTCAACTAATAATAGATTTATCAATATCAATATCTTCATACTATATATGGCATGTGTTTTCTTTAGATATTTCGGCGGGTATTTTTATATGATTGTATAGTATATGCAGACTGATAAAGAATTTGCGGAATTATTATCAAATTTTAGTTTTATTGATGATAATATAATTCAAAATTATTATAACGAAATGAACAACCATAAATGGATAGTAAAAAACGAAAATCAAAATACATTAAATCTATATTTAGATTATTTTAACAATAATGTAAATAATTTCTTCAATGATCAACCAATCATACCACGACAAATCACACAACAACCAACAACCCCAATAAAATCTTATTCAAAATGCTTTCATAGCTGTAGTCATATAAACGAACATTTAGGCAAGCCAATACGTATGAAAAAAGATGATGAATTACTTAAAAATGACGAAAAATGTCATATTTGCTTTCATAAATTCGAAAAACGACAATTTAAAAGACATCTTCCTAATTGTAAGCATTTCTATCATAAAAAATGTATTGATAAATGGTTAAAAATAAATGCCAGATGCCCCATTTGCCGAGATAAACTTATATAATCTTAAAATACAAATTACACCTTTGCTCATTTAAAACGCCGACTTTATTTGTAAATTTTTAACTTTTTTGAATGTGTAGATTTTTTAGGAACATATTTTACTTCTCTCTTATAGCTTCCTTCAAATAGTTTCTTATAAGTTTCTCTTGGAATTTCTCGTAATACTCTTTTCACATTTTTCTTTAACTCATCATATCCTAATCCTTTCTTTTTTCTCAATTTACTTTTGAATACACTAAAATATTGTTCAATAGCATTTGTATAATGCTGGTATGGAACACTATATAGTAATTTATTATTCTCTTGTATATTATCTTTTACTTTTTGATTTCTATGGCTACTGGCATTATCTAAAATTAATAATTTATCTTTGTATTTCGTAGTAATAAATTCGTTTAGAAAATCTATTAATCTATTGCTATCAATTCCACCTTTTTCATAAATAATATATCCTATGCATTTTCTATTTGTAATTGCAAATATCCCAGTGTATTTTTTGAATACTTCTTGACTTTTAGTTTTTATTACACATCTTTTACCTAACTTATTATAACAATGTTTCCTAACTTCATAAGCATTCAACGAAGTTTCGTCTATACAAATAATATTTTTCAGTTTATATTCTTTTATCTTTTTGTAAAATGTTTTTAATTGCTTATTTATATTAACAGGTTTTCTGTATCTTGTTACTGGCTCGTGTCTTAATCTTGTTTGTTTAAGTGTAATATTATTATCTCTGACAACTCTTCTAATATGGGAACGATTAAACTTCGTATCAAATTTTTTATTTAATTCATTTGTTAAATCTTTAATTATGTCGTGGTGGAAGATCCTTTATAAAGGATAATTTTATTAAAAATCTATGTTTAAATATATTTAAACATAGGTAAAAAACTCAACCACCGTGATAAGGTTAATTGTTATAGTTTTATTTTTACTTATCAATTTTTTAATGTATTTTACATTTTCTTTAGTTACCTTATAAGCAACATATTTTCTTTCTTTTCTTTTTATTTCACCAGATTTTTTATACTTATCGGTCCATTTCATTAAACTTCTTTCCGAACATTTAGAGCGGTGCGTATTTTAAATGCCACTTTTATAAAAAAAATAACAGGACACAACGCTTTTTTATCTATGTAAAAATTACATAAATACTAAATTCTAAAATTAAAAGGCTTACTCATAAACATTAAATTGGTAGAATGTTTATAATCCTTTCTGCTATTACTCAAAATAC